GGTTCACCACTGGGCGTGCTGACGCTACAAACACCACCGGCTATGGATACAACCTCTATGGCTCATTTGCTTATGGGGTTGCGCGTCCAGATACTGGTGCAATCGCGCCAGCTACTACATGGAGTCTGGACACATGGGGCGAGTATCTGGTGGCCTGCTCAGATACTGATGGCAAGCTGTACGAGTGGCAACTAGGCTTTACAACGCCTACGCTGGCCGCTGTGATCACCAACGCGCCAACTGGCTGCTCTGCCTTGCTCTCCACTGCCGAGAGATTCCTGTTTGCTTTGGGCGCATCTAGCAACCCGCGTCTGGTCAAGTGGTCAGATCAGGAAGACAACACAACATGGACGGCGGCAGCCACCAATCAGGCCGGTGACTTTGAAATCAACAGCAGTGGCTCACTGAAGTGCGGAAAGCGCGTCAGGGGCATCAATTTGCTATTCACTGACGTTGATGTCCATACGGCCAGCTATGTCGGTCTGCCCTACGTCTATGCCTTTGAGCGCGTTGCATCAGGATGCGGAGTCATCTCAGCGCAAGCTGTTGCGGCCATCGACAGTACCGCCATGTGGATGAGTCAATCAGGATTCTGGATATTTGACGGTTATGTCAAGCCATTGAATTGCGATGTCTCTGATTATGTTTTCCAGAATTTGAACTACAACCAAGCCAGCAAGGTGTACGCTGTCCATAATTCAAAGTATGGCGAAATCTGGTGGTTTTACCCATCAAGCCAAGCCAATGAAGTTGATTCCTATGTCACCTACAACTACCGCGAAAACCATTGGAATATCGGATCATTTGGGCGCACCGCCGGTACTGATCGAGGCGTATTCAATAATCCCATCATGGTGGATGCATCAGGCTACATCTACGAGCACGAAGTTGGCTTTGCCTATGACGGCGGCTCGGTCTATGCTGAGTCAGGACCATTTGAAATTGGCAATGGCGACAACATCATGTCGGTGCGTCAGGTAATACCGGACGAGCAGACGTTGGGCGAGGTGGCGGTCAGTTTCAAGTCGCGGATGTATCCAACATCGACTGAAACGACACATGGACCGTACTCAGCGTCACAGCCGACTGATGCGCGGTTCTCTGGCCGCCAAGTCAAGATCAAGTACACAGGCGCGGTGCTGGAAGATTGGCGCGTTGGCGTGAGTAGACTTGAGGCCGTGGCATCAGGTAAGCGTTGAATTGAAATTGAGAGAAAATGGGAGGCAAAGTACCTGTATGTATTCGCGAAGATTACATCTTCTACTTGGAACTTTTCGACAATTTGCTTTGGTTTCACATTGACATCAAGAGATGGTCAGCAGAGGTTAAGAAGAATTGTCAAAAAGATTTTTCTAGTATTGATGGTTTGATTGGAAAGTCAATCTATGCGTTGATACGAGAGGATGACATCAAACTTGCACGATTTGCCAAGTCATTTGGCTGGTCTGAGAAATGTCAAATAAATTTATTGGACGGATCAAAGGCTTTTATTTATATCTCAAAGGTATAGCAAGGGGATGTTATGGGCGGTAAGGTTGGAGATTTTGTAGGCAATGTCGTTGGCGGTGTTGGCAACGCGATAGGCGATGTCGTTGGCGGCGTTGGCGATGTTGTTGGCGATGTTGTAGAAAGCGATTTAGGCAAAGCAGCATTGATTGCTGGCGGTGCATATCTGGCAGCGCCATACTTGCTTGGCACAGCAGCCGCCGGTGCAGGCGCTGGTGCGGCGGCTGGAGCAGGTGCTGCTGGTGCAGCAGGCGCTGGCGGCCTTGGGCTTACCGCTGGTGGAGGTCTTGGATTAACGGCTGGCGGTGGGCTTGGCCTTACTGCTGCATCGGCAGGCGCATCAACTATTGGCGCAGGAATTGGCAGCACTTTAGGTGCGCTTGGCACAGGCGCTGCCGCACTTGGTGCTGGTTCAGCACTCTCAAGCGCCGGAACTACTGCTGCCACTGCTGCGCCACTAGGCACAGGACTTACTGCTGGCGGTAGTGGCCTTGGGCTGACCACTGGAGGTAGTGGCCTTGGTATTACCGCTGGATCAGCAGGTGCATCAACTATTGGCGCAGGGATTGGCAGTGAGTTGGCTGCGCTCGGTACTGGTACAGCAGCACTCGGCGCGGGTTCTGCGCTTTCAAATCCAGCGACTATTGGTGCAATGACACCAGCAAATTATTCGTTAACAGGAGCAGCTCCCATGGCAAGCGTATTCGACACATTAGCAGGGTATGGATCAAGCGCCTTGGATTTTGCAAAAGCAAATCCACAATTAACAGGCTCATTACTTGGTAGCTTAACTGGCGCGCTGAGTGCCGCAAATGCACCAAAATCACAGACGGCGACAACATCCATTGACCCGCAGATCAAGGCTGAGTACTTGGCTAACTTGGAGCGAGCAAAAACTACCGCCGCAGGTTTACAAGCGCGTCAATTTGAGGGTTTTACGCCAGACTATTTACAAGCCGAGCAGCAAATTAGAAATCTTGGATTGGGTGGGAAAGGTCAACAAACTATTGATGAGACAACTAGACGTGCAATGATTGAGGCTGGTTTTACGCCACAACAAATTCAAGCGGCTACATCTGGTAACACTGCATTAGCAAATGCACAAGGATATACAGCGCAGCAGATGGCTGCGGCACAAGCTAACAGAGGTAATGTTGCTAATGTTAGCGGTCTTGATGGCTCTAGATTTATGAGCGCATATCAAAACCCATTTGAAGAACAAGTGGTGCAAGGTGCTTTAGGTGATATTGAACGCTCTCGGCAAATGCAAGAGCAGGCAAATATGGCGCAAGCCACTGCTGCTAAAGCATTTGGAGGTTCACGCCAAGGCATAGTATCAGGACTGACAAACGAGGCTGCTTTAAGACAGGCGGCCACAACTAGCGGTCAGTTGCGCTCTGCTGGGTTCACTCAAGCAGCGCAGCTGGGACAGAATGATGCGGCCAGACAGTTGCAGGCACAGTTAGCCAATCAAGGTATTGATGTAACTTTGGAACAGGCTAATACTCAATTACGTCAACAGGGTATCTTGTCAAATCAGGCCGCAAGCAATCAAGCTGCTCAATTTGGCGCGGGTGCTACAAATCAGGCCAATTTAATCAATGCCGCAGCACTCAATCAAACTGGTCAATTTAATGCACAGATGGCACAGCAAGCTGCGTTGGCTAATCAAAACGCATATGCACAAGGAGCAGGAGTTCGTCAGTCTGCAATTGGGCAGCTTGGACAGCTTGGATCATTACAGCAAAACCTTGGATTTACTGGTAGTAATGCCGTGATGGAAGCGCAAGCACGTCAACAAGCATTAAATCAGTCAAGGCTTGATGCGGCTAGAAATCTTGAGTTGGAAAGACTTGGCATTACTAGCGGCGCATTGGGATTGCAGCCTGCAAATACCGGCGGGACATCTACAACACCGTTGTATAGCAGCACACTTGGCAGTGCGCTTGGCGGTGCATTGAGTGGTGCTTACATTGGTTCTTTGTTACAACCTAAAGCATAGGGTAAAAAATGGCAGATTCTTTATATCCTAGCCCGTCAGCAGAATATTACTTTGGTGAATATTTATCGCCAGAGATTTATCCTTGGCTTGGTCAGGGCGCACAAATTAATCCTAGTAATTATTCACCTTTGCTTTTTCCTCGGCAAACGTCACCAATTGTTTCGAAAGAAGTTACGCCTCAAACCTTTGGAGGTGAAGTTGTATTGGATACTGAACCTTACGTCAGTGACAGCGATAAAACAAGACAAGCAATTGAACAACGTATTGCAAATTCGCCAATTCCAATGGAGCCTTACGTCAGTGACCGCGATAGAAGAATACAAGCAATTGATCAGCGTATTGCAAATTCGCCAATTCCAATCCAACCTTATGTGAGTCGCAAAATGGCAGATACACAAACAAACTCTAACTCGTTTGATAACCTTGGCAGCCTGCTGTTTAGCGGTGGGGGTGATGGCCTTGAAGGTTATCTCTCAGAGAGGCAGCAAAGGGCTATCCAGAATCAGGCATTGATGCAAGCGGCTGCCTCACTGCTTAAATCAAGCGGCCCGAGTACTACGCCTACTTCATTTGGTCAGATGCTGGGCGGTGCATTTGAGGCTGGCACAGCCGGTTATCAGCAAGCACAGCAGGGTGCTTTGCAGCAGCTGATGACTAGGCAGAAGCTAGAAGAAATGAAACGCGCTCAGGCGCAACAACAGGCATATCAAAACTTCTTGATGGGTCAGCCTACCGCTGGTACTGAGATCACGTCACAGCAGGCTTTGTCAGTGCCAGGTATGCAAGCTGGCCCAACCGTTGAACGTGCTGCAATGATCGGCCAGCCGATGCCGTCTGATGGCACTGCAACTGGTGGCGCATCAGTATTGACACCAATGCAACGCGCCATGTTGGCTGCATTGCCGGCAGAAAAGGGTATTCCTGAGATGCTGAAACTGACTCAGCCAACAGAGAAAGCCAAGCTGTTGGCTGAACTTGGAATGAAACCTACGCTGGAGAATCTGCGCCTGCTTGAAAAGCCAGAGGCTGATCCAGAAAAGATTAAGTATTTGAAGGCATTGAATTTGCCTATCACTCTTGAGAATCTGCGCCAGTTGGATAAGCCAGAGGCTTTGCCAAACGAAATTCAATTGCTTAAGGCAACAAATACACCAATCACATTGGAAAACGTCAAGGCTTTGCGCCGTTCTTCCGCAGCAAGTGTGACTGTTGATATGACCGGCGGTCAAAAGGGATTTGAGAATGAGATGTCTTTAGCCAAGGCGTTCAGAGCAGAGCCTATTTATAAAGACTTCAGCGACATGAAGACTGCATATAGTCAGGTTATTTCATCTTTATCGCAAGGCACTCCAATTGGTGATGTTGCTGGCGCTACTAAGGTTATGAAGCTGCTTGATCCTGGCTCTGTTGTGCGTGAATCAGAATTGGGTATTGCGATGGCTGCGTCTGGTCGTATGGATAGGTTGCAATATTATTTCAATAATTTAATCTCAGGTGAGAAGTTGACACCTACACAACGCGAAGACTTCAAGCAATTGTCGGCAGAGCTTTATGCGGCGGCTGGTCAGGCTTACAACCAAAAACGTGATGAATACAAGGGCTTTGGAGGTCAATATGGATTCAAGAATCTTGACGCTGCTTTAGGTGCGCCAGCAACATTGCCATCATTGGTGAAAAAGCCAGCGGATGGTGCAGCAAAAGCAAAAAAAGGCAGACTTGTCATAGACGATAAGACCGGTGTCACACGATATGTAGAGGATTGATCAATCATGGCTGACAGAATTGTAGAAGTACCAAATGTTGGGCCGGTTGCATTTCCGGCCACTATGACTGATGAGCAGATCATTCGGGCTATTCAGAATTTGTCAGGGCCAGCGGCAATGATGGATAACCAGGCAGATGACTCTTTCTTTGGGCTGTCACTGCCTAAACCTAATGAACTTGGCCGCCAGATAGGTTTGTCTGTACGACCGATGGCGCAGTCTGTATTGACTGCTGGCGGTATGCTGCCGCTGGTGGTTGACCCTGCCGTCAATTTCTTTAATCTGGCGGCAGGCACCAATGTGCCGACAATGACTCAGGCAGTGCCTAGAACGCTCTCAGCGATAGGTTTGCCTGAGCCACAGACGGCGCAAGAGCGAGTGGTGCAGGATATGTCAACGGCTGGCTATGGCGTGTCTGGCGCTGCAAATCTGGCGAAAAGCGCACTGCCTGCGGCGCAGTCTCAGACGGCGCAAGAATTCCTCAAGATGCTGGCTACAAGCCCTACAGCGCAAGCCTCGGCGGCCACAGCAGCAACGCTTGCTAGCGGTTCATTGCGCGAGGGTGGTGCGCCTCCTTACGCGCAAATGGCGGGTGCATTAACAGCCGGTATGGTGGCACCAGGCGGTCCAACCCTGTCATCCACGCAACGCGCTTTATCTGCGCCGGTGTCTTTAGTGCAACCGTTCACGCAATCAGGCAGAGAAACCATCATTGGCAGCCTGCTTAATCGACTTGCAACAAATCCAGAACGGGCGCAACAAAACCTAAGCCGCGCCGAGCCGCTTGTGCCAGGCGTGCAGCCAGTGACTTCAGCCACGGCGTTTGATCCTGGCTTGGCCTCCGCAGAGACTGCGATCAGGGCGCTGGATCAGTCCGGTGCATTTGCCACACGCCTGTCTGCCAACCAGCAGGCG